ACTCTAAGATTATGTTCTGTGGTGATGCCACTCAGAGTGACCTGATTAAGACTAATGAAAAGAATGGAATCATTGACTTCATGAAGATTCTTCGTGCTATGCCGTCAATTGATATTGTTGAATTTGGTGTGGATGATATTGTTCGTTCTGGATTCGTAAAAGAATATATTCTTGCAAAGATGGAAACTATTATATGATTTTTGAACATGTAGAATTGGATCTACCAGTTCTTGAAAGGGAACTGGTAGATGGTGTGAGGTATTACAAGTTACCTTCGGGTAATAAAAAGTTGGTTTCTATCACTTCTGTTATTAGTCATTATAAGAAAGATTTCTTTAATGCATGGAGAAAGAGAGTAGGAGCAGAAGAAGCAGATAAAATTACTAAGAGAGCAACAAGTCGGGGAACCGATATGCATACTCTTGTTGAATATCATTTGCTGAATAAAGAACTTCCTTCAGTTCAACCAATCTCAGAACATCTTTTTAAAATTGCTAAACCAACCCTAGAGCGTATAAATAATATCCATGCTCTTGAAGGGGCATTGTATAGCGAAGTTCTTGGAATTGCAGGTACTTGTGACTGTATAGCAGAATTTGATGGTGAACTCTCCATTATTGACTTTAAATCATCAAAGCAACCAAAACCAAGAGACTGGATTGACGGATATTTTGTTCAGTGTGCAGCATATGCAGCAATGCTATATGAAATTACTGGACTAGTAGTTAAAAAGTTTGTAATCATTATGTCTTGTGAAGATGGTGATTGTGTAGTTTATGAAGAAAGAGATAAGAAAAAATATCTAAAATTACTCACAGAGTATATTAGAAAATTTGTTAATGATAAGTTAAACGAATTGACTGAATAAAGAAATACTGATATACTCAGTATAAGTTCGCGTTTAAAATTTTGCATATAACAGTTTTAGGTCAAATGGAAAATGAATTAGAAAAAGTTTTAGAGAGTAAATTCTTTTGCCCATCAAAGTTTGCGCAAGAGATTGAAAAACTTGTGCAGGTTAATCCCGAAATGAATTACATTGATGCTATCGTTTACTTCTGTGAACAGAATAGTATCGATCTGGAATCAGTTCCAAAACTAATTTCTAAACCATTGAAAGAAAAAATTAAATATGAAGCAATGGAACTGAATTTCCTCAAGAAAACATCCCGCGCAAAGTTAGTATTTTGAATGGCACCATTTGATTGTTATAAAACTTATTTGGCATTAAAAAATCATTTTACTAAAAGTTCATACGACTATCATAAGTACAACAAAAAAACCAGAGCAAGTCTTCAATCTTTTTATAAACGTAAGGACAGATTCTGGTTTGAGAAATTGTCCAGACAAAAAGACGAAAAAGAAGTTGAAGACTTTTTTGTAGCAAATTTTGTTTTATGTAATGATCCAGAAACACTCTGGATTGGTGAGATTATAAAAGAGGGGGAGGATAGGTACACGAAGTGGCAGAGAAAAGTACAATCTCTCTCTTATGTTTTTAAAGAAGAGTCTGAAAGTCTCTTCGAGGAGAATAAGTTTGAAGATGTTTTTAATTGCTCTAAGGGACATCCACCTCTTCTAAAAAAGTTTCTTATCGGTAAAATTAGTATAGAAACTCTAGTCATTTACAACAAGATATTCCTGTTCGGGAATAAGTTTGATAAGAAACTCAAAGACCCTGTGTGGGAAACCGTAAGTCGTAGAATTAAAAAATATGAACCTTTCCTACATATAGATGTACTGCGTTATCGCAAAATTTTAAAAGAACTAGTTCTAGGAGACAAATGAGTTTCTTTGATTCCGAAGTCGTCCGCGCTGAGATGGCAGAAATCACCGATTTACAGGAAGAAGTTTATTCGAACGTTTTTAAATTTCCTACAATGTCCAGGGAAGAAAAACTTGAGCATGTAAAAATTTTGGAAAGATTGTTGGATAAACAAAAAGTTCTTTACACTAGAATGAGTTTATCTGATGACCCTGAAGCAAAGGAAATGAAAGGACGTATTGTTGAATCTGCCATTATGATGGGTATGCCCCACGGAACTGATATGAACATCATCCTAAACAACATGTCGAAGATGCTTGAAGTCATGAAAGAACAGATTGACAAGACAGGTTCAGACCTGTAGAATAACGAAGTACACAAAGGCCAAATCCTACTCAATACGAGGTACAAATGTCATTTCAAAACCTTAAAAAGCAATCCTCTCTTGGTTCTCTAACCGAAAAACTAGTCAAGCAAGTAGAGAAAATGAGCACTACTTCTGGTGGTGCTGATGAGCGTCTATGGAAACCAGAGATGGATAAGACTGGGGTGGGTTCCGCAGTTATCCGTTTTCTTCCTGCACCTGATGGGGAAGATGTGCCTTGGGCAAAGATGTATACCCATGCCTTCCAAGGTGCTGGTGGTTGGTATATTGAGAACAGTCTAACCACCCTTGGTCAAAAAGATCCAGTAAGCGAATTCAATCGCGGTCTGTGGAATAGTGGAAGCGAAAAAGATAAAGAAACTGTACGTAAGCAAAAGCGCAAACTGTCATACTATTCCAATATCTACGTTGTAAAAGATCCTGCGAATCCTCAGAACGAAGGTAAAGTATTTCTCTTTAAGTATGGCAAAAAGATCTTTGATAAGATTCTAAATGCTATGCAACCTGAGTTTGATGATGAAGATCCAATCAATCCTTTTGATTTCTGGCAGGGTGCTAACTTCAAACTCAAGATCGTAAAGAAAGATGGTTACTGGAATTACGACAAGTCGGAGTTTGACCGCGTTGCACCACTCCTGGATGATGACGATGCTCTTGAGGCCCTCTGGAAGAAAGAGTATTCACTGACTGCAATTACTGCTGCAGACCAGTTCAAGTCATATGAAGACCTTGAGCGTCGCATGAACTATGTTCTAGGACTAAGTAAGACTTCATCTCCTGCTCAGTCTCGCGCTGTAATGGAGCAAGAGGATGAACTTGAGTCCTATACTCAATCTCCAAGTCGTGAGGAGCGAGTAATGGAAGAACTGGAAGAGTCCTATAGTCGTGCTAAGTCACCCTCACTTCCTAAGATTTCTCAGGATGATGATGACGATGATGACGCACTATCATACTTCCAAAAACTTGCTGAAGATTGATCAAGTATAAAGTCTAATATTATCTCCCCTCTTCAAGGTAGCACTTACAAACTGAGTGCTACCTTTTTTGTAATTCATAATATCGTCAAGGTCATTGTAGAATATGTTTAGGTATCTTGGTTTTAGGACATAGATATTTCTTTTATCATCTTCAATCCTAGATTCATACTGGTAATTCGTGATAGGATTTACAAAATCTGAAGATGGAATTAAAACTGGATACCCTAATCCAGAATCCCAGAACTCATAATAGTAAGAGTTGCCGCGAGTTTCTGATGTTTCTGGGAGAACATAACTAATCAGTTCTGTTCTTAATGTTGATAAGGTTGGAGCAGCAACATTTGGTGCTGATACTAACTCATAAGTAAAGTTGAATACAATGTTGCCTGAGAATGCTGTAATACTAGTAACTACAAACCTTCCGTTATATTCAACTTCAGGAACTCCATCAATAATAACTTCTCTACCAACTTCAAGTCCAATAATACCATTGGTTGTTGCTACATTTACTGTTGTTGATGGGTTGATACCATCACCAGAAAAAATGGAAAGTATTGATGAGTTACTGATTTCTACAAAGTTACCATTAGTTTTCCAGTCGGGTGGGGTGTTAATTCCAGACTTAAGAATAGTTGCACCTAAAGAGTTACGTATTTCTTCAGTTTCATAATGATGTATTCCAGAGTATAAGTTTTCGTAAGAACCATATTTTTCAAGCATTACCTTATCAAAGGTTCTCTGAGTCATGGGCCATTCTGACTGAATATTCAGAATGTTATTTGATAGAAGAACTACCCAGTCTAGAGTATCATCATTATAATATTTAAAGGCAACATTATCGGGTCTTTCGTCACCAATGATTGAATATTTTTCAAAGAAGTTTAGGTCACCAAAAATATCTTCTCTTAATTTTGCACGCTTGAATAGATTTTTAACGGGAACATAATCTGAAATGTTTTGTTCACCAGTATTTCTACTGATGTATTCGAAATTTGGTATCTGTCTGAAATATGGTTTCGCCATTTTATGCTCCTATTGGATGATTTGGTACAGTTTGAAGACCTGTTCCATAATTAAATGTATCATAATCAGCATCATAAATTGGTTCAATCTCTTGAAACGCCATTGATAAAACATAAGTTACCATTGATGCTTCTGGGTCTCCATTTTGTCCATCACCAAAGGTCATATAAGAACCATTAGGGGTATAATCTACCGAAAAATTAAGTAAAGCACATACCTTAATTAGAGGTAGTGACTTATGGATATCACTTTCACCTTTTAAGTATTGAATTTGAAAAACATTAGGTGCTTTTAAAAACAAACCAGTAGATTCTTTTTTTACTGCCATTCTTTTTTTAAAAGTTTTTATTATTCTTTTAACTGTATCCGCTTCATTTTTATTTCTAGGAGACATTTTGAACTGAAATTGAAAAGTTCTTAATGTTGGTCCTTGGAAAAGAAGTTCTAGATTTGGATTTAAAACTTGTCCTGTAGTTCTTGAAAGTAAACCACCAACACCAACCGCTTGTTCTGCAAGGTAAAGTTGTCCTAAACCCAGTAAGTTATTTGATAATTCCCCACCAGACTGATATAAAGAACTTTGAAATTCTTCTAATGCTTGATTTACTCCAGCGGCTCCGTTTTTCATCGCGTTTAGTGAAGCATTTACTAAGTTTTTTTGGATTACATTTAATTCTCCAGCTCCCCAAGTAACGCCATTAGAATCTGTGATACTTCCTTGAATTCCGATAAAAATGTTCTCATTAAGTGCTTTGTATGATGGTGATTTTATTTCAATACTTTGACCCGAAGTGAATGTTGATTTAATTAATTCTAAAGGAGTAAACTTAATTTTATCTTGTCCATCATCCATCGTTAGTGGATATCTCATCATTCCACCAGAACTTACTGCAGTTTGAGTTGGGGTGATTGGAGTTGAACCACCTTGCTGAGCTGGATTTGGTGCTGCTATTTGTTGTGGTGTAGTGCCACTTGCCTGAATTATAGAATTGCCAATAGTCTGTCTATACCCCTGAGAACCTTCTGCTACGTTTCTTTGAAATTCTTGTGATGCAAACGTTGACGCCTCAAGGACAGTGTTACCGTTTTCTACAAAATAATCCGCATAAATCGTTCTAGTTCCATCGTCATTTATACGATAGACTTCTCCACTTATATTTGTGACAGGTACTGTAACGTATCTTCCCTGAGTATTCGGAAGAAGATATGGGGTTGATTCCGCCATTATAGACTTTCTAACTATTTAGACCTCTAAAACAAATCTTCTTCAGTGATTATCTTAAATTCCAATAGTCTATCAGCACACCATTCTTCTGCTGCTTTCCACTTTGCCTGATTGACTGCATAAGTTCTACACTCATTCAAGTAAGTCTTAGTTACTCTTGATTTTTTCTGGGGAGGAACCGTCTGCTTCTTTGGTTTAACCTCAATCACATAAGTCTTTATTTTTCCAGATTCTTCTTTTACCTTAATAAGATAGTCTGGAAAATATCTATGAATACGATTATCTACAGGTGACAAATAATTGATGCAAAATTCTTCTGATGCCCAAGAGATTATGTTTGAATTGTGATCGCAATAATAACAAAACTTTCTTTCCCAACTACTTCTACAGATTATATTATTGGGATTGCCTTGATATTTTTCTGGATGAGATGGTTTATAGATACTCTTTATACTTTCTCCCATTACGTCGCATACATAATATATAAGCAAATCTATTTATAGATGGCATCACCCACCCCAAAGAAAGTATCATTAAGCACGGTTAAGAGTAGACTTTTACGTCCTGCTCTAACTTCTCATTATGTGTGTAAGTTTTCTCCTACTACCATAGGGGGAGATAAACTTCTTGGATTTTTAAGAGAGCGTGAGGGTCAAGGGTTTACCGGTGCTGATTATCAAAACTCACTAAATCAGGAAGTTATTGAACTTTCTTGTAGTGAGGCATCACTCCCTGGAGTGAACTATATGACTAACGAAATCAATGATGACTTTCACGGCATAACAGAAAGATATGCATATAGAAGGTCATATGATGATAGGATGGACTTTACATTTTATGTCGATAGAGATTATAGACCTATTAATTTCTTTGAAAGTTGGATAGCATTTATTGCAGGAGAAAAACAAAAACCAGCAAATGCTATTAGAAATTATTTTTATAGGGTAGAGTTTCCGGATAATTACACTACAGACGAATTGTATATTACTAAATTCGAAAGAGATATTGAAACTCCAAATGAAGGACCTTCTTTGACTTATAGATTTATTAATGCCTTTCCGATTAATATCAATACTATGCCTGTATCTTATGACTCTTCGCAATTATTAAAATGCACAGTCTCTTTTACTTTTTCAAGATACTTAATTGAAAAAACTACGGGGGGCACTACAACATCAGAACCTACTGGACAATCACCAGCACCAGGAGTTCCAAATTCAAACTTCCCAGCAACTTTTACAGGAAATCCAGAATTTGCTGGACCTGCTGCTGGTATTCCAGATTTCTCAGGTTCTCCTCTTGCCCCACAAAGTACTGCTCCTGGAGTTCCTTCTACAATACTAGGAGGAGTAACTGGATCGGGTACAGGTTCTAGTGCTGGGGCTGCGGATTTACCAAAAGTATCAAATCAAGCATCCCCAACACAACCTGTGGTTAATAAAAATGCAGGAAGTAGTGCTATTATTAGTCCACCTTCCGATCCTGGAACAGGTTCTGTTCCTAATAATAATACTAACAGTACCAATAGTGCCAACAGTACTAACAGTACCAACAGTACTAATCGACTATTTTAAATAATTCTTTGGGTAATAAATATACCAGATAGTATTACTTGAATTTTAAAATGGTATTACCGAAGATTGCTACGCCAACATATGAACTTGAATTGCCATCAACTGGACAAACAATCAAATATCGTCCTTTTTTGGTAAAAGAAGAAAAACTTTTGGTTCTAGCATTAGAATCAGAAGATACTAAACAGATTACTACCGCGATTAAAACAGTTATTAAAAACTGCATTGAAACCAAAAATATAAAGGTTGAAACACTTCCCACATTTGATATTGAATATCTGTTCTTGAACATTCGTGGAAAATCTGTTGGCGAAGAAATTGAAGTCAACATTATTTGTCCTGATGACGAAGAAACTATGGTACCTGTGAAAATTAATGTCGATGATGTTCAGGTTCAAAAGAATCCCGAACATAATAAACAAATCAGGGTTGATGATTCTATTATGATGGAAATGAAGTATCCATCACTTGATCAATTTATCAAAAATAATTTTGATTTCTCTCGGGAAAATACAATGGATCAATCATTTGATTTGATTGCTTCTTGTATTGATAAGATCTATACCGAGGATGAAGTTTGGGCTTCTGGTGATGTATCTAAAAAAGAACTGTTAGAGTTCCTGGAGCAAATGAACTCATTCCAGTTTAAGCAAATTGAACAATTTTTCGAAACTATGCCTAAACTTTCCCATACCATTCAAGTTAAAAATCCAAAAACTGATGTTGAAAGTGAAGTAGTGTTGGAGGGATTATCCAGTTTTTTCGCGTAAGCATGTCTCATATGGACTTGGAGAATTACTTCAAGTTAAACTTTGCTTTGATTCAATATCATAAATGGAGTCTTACTGAAATTGAAAACATGATGCCGTGGGAAAGAGACATTTATACTATTCTACTAAAACAACATCTGGAAGAAGAAGAGCAAAAAGCGAGACAGCAATCGAATAGTTTTAA